GTGTTGAAGCGATGGCGTATTATGCACTGCCTGATGATCTGAAGGAAATGATCACCGTTTTATATAGCAGAAACAACAACTCAAGCGGATTCATGGCAGCAGAATACATCGAGCATGATACAGCAAGTGCTTCCATTTGGGATGGATCTGGAACACCTGATCCGTGCAGTCACAATGTTGATGGGACTGTTTATGAATTCACGCAAAGCCAAGAAATAACGTCAACTTGCAAGAGCGTTGTTGGTGGAACGCTTGAAGCTGAAAAACCAAGGCAATCGGCATACACAAACAATGTAGGAACAGCATCTTGCTCAGTGGGTGCTACGTCCAGAAAAACGCTTGCGTTTGACTCAATCAGAGCAATGATCAATGTCCCGTTAAGATGAGTTTACCAGCACCAACAACATTAAATCTGACGCAGGATGGGCCAACCGTTGACATCTCATGGTCTGCCGTCTCTGGGGCTGATTATTATATCGTTTGGAGATATATCAGCGGTGGATCAAACCTGAGCGAGATCGTGCAAACAACAAGCACTTCATGGACTGATTATGCTGTTCCGATCGTGGTCGAATCTGGTGGGACTTATGTTGCCGCTACATGGCGTTATAGGGTTGCTGCAGTCGATGGCACCGGAGTTGGATCTTCCATTGACAGCCCAATAACCATGACCCAGGTCACGGTTGCAGATATTCAGGGAGCTGATTTATCGAAGCCGATCCTTGCAGACGGCACACAATATGACTACGATCAGATCAGTTTCGGAAGCACTGCATCAAGGACGCAGGAGGAAAATGACTCAGTTTTAATTGCATATCTCAAAACCATTGAAACGTAGAACACGCATAATCGAATTTGTCCCGAAGAATGGATACAAACAGAAGCCTGTTAAAATGCCAAGTATCGGGAAACAGATCACAGGGTTTGCCAAAAGTGCAAGCAAGGTGATCATGAGCAAATTTGAAAAAGTCAGTGATGAGCTTTACCAGATCAGATTGGGATTGTGTCGGACGTGTGATTATGCGAGGAAAAGATCGAATGAAACAAAGTGCAGTCTTTGTGGCTGCAACATGGAATTGAAGTCAAAGTTTGCAGCAGTCAAATGTGATGCTGGTAAGTGGTAGAAAATATGAAATCATTAAATCAAATCATTCAGGAATCAGCAAAAGCTGATAATTGGCAAGCAGAAGAACGGTTTACCGTGTTTGCCCAGCCAGACAAGGGTTTTTATTTGCCGCAAAAATTGTTTTACATCCACAAATATCAAGTGCTTCGTGCATTGGTCAAACACTTCAAACCTAAATCCATTGTTGAGCTTGGTGTTTGCGCTGGGTCTGGAGCGAATGCGATGCTTTCTGCTCTGGATTTCAAATGTGAGTATCATGGATATGATCAATGGGACCATTTGCCTCCGAATGAGATTGATGGTGAGCTTGTTTACTGGGATCGGTTTGGAATAGTAAATGAGATATTCAAAGAAAACAATTTTGAGACATACACTTTGATCAGAACCAACACAAGAGACATTGAAGACTTGCCGCAGGTTGACTTTGTTCTCGTCGATGCTGCACATGATTACCGAAATCAATACAGGGATTGTGTGCTTGCATTAAAGGCAAATCCTAAATGGATTTATGTTGATGATATTATTGGGCCAGAAGCTGCGCTTGCCGTTAAGGATTTCCAAAAAGATTTCAACAATTTGATTCATTCGGTCGACAAGATCGAACAAATCAACGGTGGGTGTTTGATCACGATAAAACAATCTGATGTTTCTTAAGAATTCTGAGAACACGTTTTGCAAACATTTTCCAAGTCATAAGGCTCACCGTTTGGTGGGCCTTTTTGCCGATAGCCCTGCACTTGCTTGGATTCTGGAATGCCCACCGCATAGCTTCGATTGCGTCGGATCGGTCAGGCATTGCCCAGTGCCCAAGCCCCACGTATTGATCGGAAGCGGGTGTAACACGGTAGCCGATCGGAATGTGATTTCCGAATTTGAAATACTCACACCTCGCTGAATAATTTGATCCGATCACTGGACGACCTGTCGCCATCGCATGATGATTCCACATGCCCCATCCTTCAAATGTGCTGCCGTCAATGTAGCAATGAATTGACCGGAGCCAATCACGGCAATCTTCGTCGCTTAGATCCTGCTCAATCACTGCGATTCTTGGATCATTTGGGATAATGCCGTTTTCAGGATATGCATTGAGTTTAAGGGAAAGCATCACATCCTTTTGATCAGGGAATGCAGAGCAGAACCAATCAATGATTCGCTCGATGCCTTTCCTTGTCCGACCGTGACCGACATGGGCAGCAGCTCCGAAAATGAACGGACCCTTGCGTGGATACGGATGCAGGGTGAACAAGTTGTGATCATGACCCATATTCGCCACCTCGACTGGAACCGTTAATTGCTCAGAAAAATCCGCAGCATTGAAATGGGATGGAGTGATGACGATCTTGTAAGTGTTCATTGCTCTGATCCATTCTGGACGCAGCTTGGATGTTTCAAACATCGTGAACATTGCCCCTGCTTTGGCATTATTGTGCTGCATCAGCGAGAATGTCGGTTGAATGGACAGAAGCGAGTTGATGTGGTGGTGTCGATGCTCCACTCGATCCATGAGTCCCACACGTTGAAGCACTCTAGTATCTCCACCGTGCGGAATGATCCCCAGGTCAATCATCCTGGATGCTTCAACGCAAAAATGCTTTGCCAGATCCCCATAACCATTCGCTGGGTTGAACATTGCTGCCACATAAAGTTGTTTTTGTTCCGAATCAGCCTGCCTCTGGATTTCATGGAAATAGTTGACTGGTTTACATTTAGGTCGCATCCCGAGATAATGCCAAAAACAGGATGGAAGAAAAGACGAAAAATGTTTTACTTTTGTCTTTACAAATGGTGGGGGATATGGGATATTGTTTCCAGATCGAGGGAATGACCCAAGACAAACCAGAAAGAAACGAAATGAAAAAAGTAATGACAGCAACAGAAAGAGACAACCGAATCGGACCTGATGTAGTGGATGGTATTTGCAATGGAGTGGTCTTTTCAGTTTTACATTATGACGGATATTCTCTTGTTTGGCCAACAAGAACTAAATACTCAGCAAAGCAAGCTGAATCATTGCTGCCGACCTTAGCTTACACACTTAAAGGAGAACTTTTAGGTTCAGTTGTAAAGTTGACCCATTAAAACAAACCAAGCCAACGGGGCGGGAAACCGCCCCACAACCAGAAAGAAACTAAATGAATAGAAAATCAGCAAAAACAATTCTCAAAGTGATTAAGAAAGGACTTTTCTTTTTTGATCAAGGGACATGGAGCCATGAAGAGCTTATGGCATACATCAGTGGAGCATATAACGCATTTGCAGCCGTTCAATGTGACAATGAGATTGTCGAAACATTCTACGGTTGGAACTGCTGCAATTTGCTTGATCCTGAAACAATGGGTGACATTCGTTTGGCAATCGCAGATTTGGAAACAATCACAATGGAGGATGACGAATGAAAAAAGTTTTACTTTTGTATTTACAAATGAGGTGAGATATGGGATATTGTTTCCAGATCGAGGGAATGATCCCAAGAGAAACCAGAAAGAAAACAGAAAATGAAAACAACAGATGACGGAAAGCCAGAAAAACACATAACCCTTTCAAATGGTGGAGTAACATTCAATCCTGAATATGTGAAATGGGCACAGGTAAACATTAAAGATAAACCCGCTCCAGTATTATCTCCGTTTTTTAAATCACAATATGAATGGCTGAAATCTGGAAGATAAACGAACAACAAGCCAAAGGGGCGGGAGACCGCCCCATAACCAGAAAGAAAACCATGAAAATACCAACACCAGAAGAATTGAAAAAAAGCAGCAAATTTGAGCTGCACCACACAGCCCTAACACGCCGATACATTAGCCGAAAAACAGATGGCTTTGTCACACCATACCAAGGCAAATTTGGCAAGGGATACACCTTGGAGCATCCAAACTGGGACAGCAACCGATACAGTTTTATCAGCTACTACATCCAAAAATAAAAACAACAAACCAGAAAGAAACTATGAACAAAATCAAATCAGAAGTCGTTACAATCACACCGGAAATCGCCAAACTTTGGTTGACGATATACAACAAACGCAACCGGAAACTCAACAAACGCAGAGTAAACAAATACGTCAGAGACATTGAAGCAGGGCTTTGGAAGCTCAATGGGGAATCAATTAAAATATCAGATCAGAACATTCTGCTTGATGGTCAGCACAGGCTGGAGGCAGTTGTTCAATCTGGGAAATCGATTGAGAGTGTTGTGATTACAAATATCCCAGCAAGTAATGGAGTATTTGAAAGCATCGATGCAGGTATGCCGAGGAGTGCAACAGATGCGATGAGAATGGATGGAATGCCTTATGCGTGCTTGATTCCTGCGATTATTCGCATGGTTGCGGATTATGGATGGGATCAAACATGGGATCGGGCGATGAGCAGTATTGAAGTAAAGTCGATAATTGATATGGACTACAATTCGTGGATTAATGCAGCAGAAGCGTCTGAAGAAATGAAAACAACGTGCGTCCCAAGTGTCTGGGGAGCCTTTTATTATATGGCTTTAAAGCAATGGCCAGAATCAATCAAATTGTTCCATAACATGATAAGCAGAATGACGAATATCAGTGATGGATCACCTGTAATCGCATTGAATAGGGTGCTTATGCAGTTCAAGGGCAAAACACGAAAAGACAACGGAAAGACGAGAGCCGACAAAATCCAGATGATTGAAAAATGCATCGTGGCATTCAATGCTCACCTTCAAAATCAAAATCTTTACCGGATCACACTTGGCAAAAAACGTGCGGAGATTTTAAAATGAAAACTGCTTTACTATTAATGCTTGCAGGATGCATCCAGATCAAGGCTGGAGTCGTGGCCTTGACGATCCTTGCTGAAGCCAGAGGAGAGGGCAGAGACGGCATGGCAGCAGTGGCTTGCGTTATTGCCCAGCGAGCAGAAAACAGATCCATCACACCGGAGAAGGTTTGCCTTCAGAAGTGGCAGTTCAGTTGTTGGAATGGTAAATCCGAACAGGATCTTGACCACCTCTACAAATCGCCGATGGCTGAATGGGCTTTGTATCTGGAGGAAAACATCCACTCGATGAACCGAGCAAAGATTGGATTCGCTGATCATTATTATGCAGACTGGATCGACGCACCGTATTGGGCCAAGGGACAAAAGCCCGTGGCAGTAATTGGGAAACATAAATTTTACCGATTAAAAAAATGAAATTTTCACGAGTTTGGGCAATGCCCAGTCACAATACTTTTTCAATAAAGCCAATCGGAAACTTTGTCAGAAAGTATTTAGAAAAAAGCAGTGTTTCGATTGATCCATTTGCAAGAGATAGAACATGGGCAAATTACACCAATGATTTAGACCCAAACACAAAAGCAGATCACCACATGCAAGCTGAAGATTTTGTTTTGATGCTTTGGAGAAAACATGTAAGAGCTGACTTGATTTTATTTGATCCGCCATATAGCCCGAGACAAATAAGCGAATGCTATAAAGGAATCGGTTTAAAGGTTGGCATGAAGGAAACTCAATCAGCCTTACTTTATAAAAAAGTCAGAGACGCTCTTTTGCTAGTTTGCCGAAAAAACACAATCGTGCTTTCTTTTGGTTGGAATACTGTTGGCATGGGCAAAAAAAGAGGGTTCCAACAAGAAGAAATTATGCTTTGTTGTCATGGTGGAGCGCATAACGACACAATCTGTTTAGCTGAAAGACTAACAAATGAGAATTGATTGTAATGCTTGCGGAAATGAACTCACAGTAACCAAGGTTTCTTGGCCTGATTATATCGACACAGATCCATGTGATCACTGCTTAAAGTTGGCCAAGGAAGAAATGCTTGATGACATTATGGATGGGAGGATCACTGCTGATGAGGGATAAAATATTCAACATGCGGATGCAGCAATCTGAACTGGATCACTGGAAAAAAATGGCTCGACTTCACAACCTGAAATTGACTGAATTAGTCAGAGAGGCGATGGAGGATTATGAGCTGAGAGGTCCAGCGAAGAAAAAGAAGATCCTCATCAAATGATTTCTGCTGCCGAGTGGCAGTTGGAAAACCAAACACAACTCTTAAATGAATTGATGTTTGGAACGACAGCCCTGCTGGTGACTGGATACCACCAGCAGGGATTTTAAAGGATCTTTTCGTAGTTAAAAAAAAAGATAAAAAAATAGTTTACAAAACAAGGCGTGTGGGGTATCTTTTAACCATGCAAGAGAACAAAAAAGCCAGTTTAAGAACAAGAGTAGCAGCAGCAGTAGTAAAAAACTACGATTCAAAGCACAGCATTAAACTTCAAATCCAGATGATGTGTCACGCTATCGAGAGACAAGAGCTAAACTTTTTTTTCACCCCTAAAGATAAAGAAATAATTGAGATACACGTAAAAATGGCAATCTGAATCATCAACAAAACAAAACCAGAAAAAACTATGGAACTAACAACATATAACCAAACGGCTCCAGCAATGGCTGGAGGATCAATGACAATGGCTGAGAGCAACCGCAAGGCTGCTGAGGTCCAAGCGGCAATGGCAGTGGCCAAGCGATTCCCACGGGATCAGAACATTGCTTATCGCAACATCATCGAGTCTTGCAAGCGGAAGACTCTGGCTGAGAAGGCCACTTATGCTTATCCGAGAGGTGGTGGCTTAGTGATCGGCCCAAGCATTCGATTGGCTGAAGTGTTGGCACAAAATTGGGGCAACATGGATTTTGGACTGATCGAACTGGATCGAACAGATGGGGAATCTTCGGTGATGGCGTATTGCTGGGACTTGGAGACGAACGTCAAAAGGACAATCGTTTTCCAAGTGCGGCATGTTCGGGATACCAAGCAGGGATCGAAGAAGCTGACCGATGAGCGGGACATTTACGAACTGGTGGCCAACATGGGAGCCCGCCGAATGCGAGCCTGTATTCTGAATGTGATTCCTGGGGATATTGTGGAGGAAGCCTTGGCACAGTGTAACAAAACCCTTAGCAGCGGAGTTGAGCCGATCCGAGATCGGGCAAGGAAAATGTGCAATGCCTTCCACCTGATTGGCGTGGATGTGCCGATGATCGAGGCATACTTGGGGCATAAATTGGAGAACATCATTGAGGATGAACTGAACAATCTGAGGTCCATTTACACCAGCATCAAGGATGGACACGCCAAACGTGAGGATTACTTCACTCTGACCAGTCGCAAGCCAGAGCAATCAACTCCAGCGGATGATGACAATGTTTCATTCGATGAGCCAGAAGAGAAACCGAAGCCTAAGAAAAAGGCCAAGGTCAAGGCAGATCCAACGATGGAACACGCTGATTTGGTGGCGAAGTTCACCGAAGTGATCAAGGGTAATGAGGAAGCAGTGGAAGCCTACTGCATTGAATCTGGATGGTTTGAGGCAGGAGCAGGATGGGTTGATCTGAGCGATAAACACCTGAGGGCAGTGTTGAGCCAGCCAGAAGCATTTTTGAACAGCATTAAATAGAGAGGAAACAAACCAGAATGAGATACAACATTTTTGATATTGAGACGGGACCACTGCCAGTGGCGCAGTTGGTGGATCTGATGCCAGAATTTGAAGCACCGAAAAACTTCAAAGATCCTGAAAAAATCGAGGCAAACTTGAAGCAACAGGAAGCTCGATGGATTGAGAAGGCTGCATTATCAGCCACAACTGGGCAGGTTTTGGCGATAGGAGTGAAACAGGCTCATGACGGATCGACTCTGGTTGTTGATCAACGCCAGAAATCAGAGGCTGAGATCCTTGAGTGGTTTTGGAACGAAGTCACTGATCAACCAGGTATGCGTTGGGTTGGCTTCAATTCAAACGGATTTGATCTGCCATTCCTGTTCCGGAGATCACTGCTCCACGGCATTACTCCTTCATTTCCATTCAGGGCCACCAGATATTGGGATTCAAGATTCATCGACCTGATGGAAGTCTGGGGGTGCGGGTCCAAGGAATACATCAAGCTCGATGATCTTTGCCGATACGTTGGGATCGGTGGGAAGACCGGAAGCGGGAAATATTTTGCCGAAATGTTCGTAACGGATCCGAAGGCAGCGATTGAATACCTGAAAATGGATTTGGAATTGACTGAAGCATTGATGCTCAAATTTTTGCCTTGGATTAACCCTGAAACAAACGGAGGTCAGCAATGAGCAACATTGATAAAGATTTGAAAAAAAAGTTGATTCAATCTGCTGTTTTCGACTGGAAAACCAAGAGTGAGGAAGAAATGAAATCACAAGTTGAAAATTATTTGAAACC